ACGATTTAAGAGTTATAAATTTAAGTAGTTACACCACACCTAAAGTTGTTGAATACAAGAACAAAGAATGGATAGGGTATGGAGACGATAACAATTACTTTAAATATCTTATAGACAGATACAACGGAAGTCCTACAAACAATGCTATTGTAAATGCTATTTCAGCAATGATATTTGGAAAAGGTTTAGATGCTACAGATAGCAATAGGAAACCAGAAGAATATGCAAAGATGATCTCTTTGTTCAATAATGATTGTATAAGAAAACTATGTTATGATCTAAAATTAATGGGACAATGTTCTATACAGATAATATACTCAAAAGATAGAAATACAATCGCACAAGTAGAACACTTCCCAGTAGAAACATTAAGAGCTGAAAAGTCAGGAGAGGATGGAGAGATAAATGCTTACTATTATTTTCACGATTGGGCAGAATACAAACCACAAAGCAAACTAAAAAGAATACCTGCTTTTGGAAAGAGTAACGAATCAATAGAAATATTGTATGTCAAACCTTATAGAGCAGGGTATCATTATTATAGTCCTGTAGATTA